ACAAAGTATTTTGTCGGACTTAACTAAACGGTTTATCTATGAAAACGATACACAGTTTGGTTCTACAAACATTAATTATGAAGCTGCATACCATGATGGTGAGTCAGGAGTAGTTAAATTTATAATTAATCAACTCAAACAAGCAGAAATACTTTAAGGAAATAACAATGTCAGAAGAAGTTGAACAGGCCGTTGAAGAAACAACAAACGATACCCTGCTAGATCAAGCTGAACCAACATTGGCAGAAGGAGAATACTTTTTAGCAGAAGGTATTAAGGGAGTCGGTGAAGCCCCAGAGTGGTTAGATAAAAAGTACAAGACCGTTTCAGATCAAGCAAAAGGTTATGCGGAACTATCTAAAAAGTTTGGAGCATTTAAAGGATCACCAAAAGATGGATACCAACCGCCAGAAGGTGTTGAAAAAGATGACGCTTTATATCAAGAGCTAGAAGCGTTTGCTACAAAAACAAACATGAGCGCAGATGCTTTTAGCGAAGCATGGGAGTTATTGACAGCACAAGAGCAAGCAGTAGAAGAAGTTAGTCAAGAGTTAGAGTTACAAAAACTTGGTGATAATGCACAAACTAGGATAAAGAATGTTGAAGGGTTTATGAAAAACAATCTTGATCCAGATACTTATGAAAGAGCAAGATCATTAGTAACAACTGCTGACAATATAGAGCTAGTAGAAATGCTTGTGCAAGCTACTGCACCAGTTAAGTTACCGATTGATGGTGGGCCTAATCCTGAAGGTCTTACTATGGAAATGATAGAAGAAGAAATGTTTAAAAAAGATGAACATGGTAATCTTCTTAGAAGTGTAAATGTTGAGCATGATCGCAAAGTAAGACAGATGTTAGAAGCATTTGCTGGAACTGATTGATATTTATACAAAATAAGAGTTATAATCGGGACAACTGGATACCGTATATCGCCCAGTAAATTAAGGTTGGATGCTGACCATTTACTGGGTACTCAGCTAAAACCTCAAAAAAATATTTAATTTACTCTTTTTGAGGATATTATTATGAGTAAGAATCTTGCACTAACAGCGGTAGCGGTCATTGAGTTTGACTCATTAGTTAAGCACGCATATGCTGGCATGGGACTACTTAAGCCCTCCGTAACTGTTAGAAACAATGTAGTAGGCGAAACATATAAGTTTCGTAAAATGGGTAAAGGACTTGCGAATCAGAAATCAACTGCTGACTTAGTAACTCCTATGGATGTTACCCACGAAGTACAAACTGCAACCATGCAGAACTGGAACGCTCCAGAATACACAGACATTTTTGACCAAGCAGAAGTAAACTTTGACGAGAAGCAAGAACTAGCAACAACTATTGCTGGTGCTTTGAGTCGAAGGGAAGATCAGCTTATCATTGATGTTATGGATGCAGCTTCACCAACAACTGTAGCTCATGGAAGTGCAGCTTTAACAATGGATAAAGTTATTGAAGCACAAACAACTTTGCGTAAGCAAAATGTTCCAAATACTGATCTTCATGCAGCTATAAATGGTGATGGTCTAAAAGGACTTTTAAAAGATACAGAAGCAACTTCTTCTGATTTCCAAACTGTAAAAGCATTAGTATCAGGTGATCTTAATTCGCTTTGTGGCTTTGCTATTCATGTTGTTGGAACAAGAACAGAAGGTGGCTTGACTGTAACTTCTAATACTGTTGATTCATATTTCTATCACAAAGAAGCAGTAGGACTTGCTATCGGTATAGAAATGAAAACATCTATTGACTATATACCAGAGCGTACATCATTCCTTTGTAACGGAATGTTGAAAGCTGGCGCAGTAGTTAGGGATGCTGACGGTATTATTAAAGTTGAATATAAAGATAACGTATAAGGAGATTCAAAATGGCTTTTACAAGATCAAGTTTGGCACGTATTGGTACAGCTAATAGCGATGCTGGTGCTGTTTGGATCTACAAATCTGCTGATGCTATAGGAACAGTTAGGGCAGCTAACTATTTTCTTGGTGCGGTAGATGAGATTAAGTTGAATGATATTTTATTTTTAGTAACTTCAACTGGCGGTACACCAGCAGTAACTATTAGTTATTGCAATAGTAATACAGGTACTGCAATAGATATCACAGATGGTACAACCATATCTGCTACAGATAGTGACTAAACCAAATGGAATGGGGGGGTTATCCCCCCTTTCTTAAAAGGTAAATTATGGCTACAAAAATAGAGCTAATATCAAATGCTTTAATTTTGATTGGTGACTTACCCATTACATCGCTAGATGGTAATACAAGGGCGCAGACTGTAGCTAACAATCTTTATGACAACATTGTGCAGAGTGAGCTCACAAAGTTTACTTGGGGTTTTGCACGTAAAAAAGCACAGATTGATTTAACTGTAGACAGCCCAGTAGGTACAGAGTGGCAGTCTATCTATCAACTACCTGCTGATATGTTGTTTTTAATAAGAGTAAATCCCCTCGTACCTTATAATTTGTATGGTGACAAACTATACACAAACACAAAATCTGCTTTATATGTAGATTACATTTACAACGCACCAGAATCTACATGGCCTGTATACTTTAGTAAGATGATAGAGTATGCATTAGCTATGGATTTTGCACCCTCTATACGAGATAGCGGTGGTGCTATGGACGCAAACGCAAGGCAGTACGTCAATGCATCACGCATGGCTAGATATACTGACTCGCAACAATACCCTGTACAACCTATCGCTAGTAACCCATTTGTTAATGTAAGGGGCTAATCATGCCCATGTCTAAGTTTTTCCAAAGTGCATTTATGAGTGGAGAGCTTTCTCCTCTGATAAAAGGAAGAGTAGACATAGATCAATACTATAAGGGTATGCAAACTGCTGAAAACGTAGTTATTGTACCGCAAGGTGGTTTGAAGCGTAGACCTGGCACTCAACACGTAGATACCGCATCTAATATTCAACAACCATTTGTTACAACGCAAATGACTATTTCTACACCTAATAATGGTACTGCTGCAAATGCAAATGATTTTGATGCATCTACCACATTTGTTACTACAACTGGATTAAGTACAACTAGCGGATATGTGGTAATTTCTTATGATTTAAGTAGTCAATCTTCTTTAGGAAGATTTATAGAAGTCAAAGACATAAAGTTAGCTGCTTCTGGTGGCGGTGCAACCACATCAGCATTAACAGGAACTTTTGAAGTTGTTGCAGGAGTAGAAAGTAATTTTTCAACAAAAACTACTGTAGGAACAATTACAGTTACAAAAGATGCACAATCATTTAAGTTTAAAGTTTCAGATTCACAGAACTGGAAATATTTTAAAATATCAAGAGCAACATCTGATACAGTTGATTTGGGTACTCTTGTAATATCTTTAACAGAATTTAATGTTTTATTTGAAACAACTACCGCATCTACAGCAAAAACATTTGATTTTAGCATAGAGTCAGATAGACATTATTTAAGCGTGTTAACAGGTGGTTTTGAAGTTTATAAATTTACTATTAGTTCTGGAATACCAATAGTAGGCAACAGTTATACAGTAAACTCATCAACGTATCGTGTATTATCAGTTGTGAGCAGCGTAGCAAGAGCAGAAAAAATATCTGGGACTACAACACCACCATCATCAGGTACATTAGCAGGTACGCCAACACTTACTTATAGTGCAGTTGTTAGAGCTAATTCATTTGGTCATCTTGCATATTACAGAATTACAGATACTACAGTATCATTTTTTCAGCCTGTAGCATTTTTGACTGCACCTTTTGCACATACAGAAGTACAAGATGTAAGAGATGTACAAACAGAAAATGTTATGTTGATGTTCCACATGGAACATTTTCCAAAAAGAATTATTAATACTTCTGACACAGAATTTCAAATTGACGATATACCATTTTTGAATATACCTCAGTTTGATTTTAATGATGCATCTAGCCCTACACCTACCGCAGCTGTACAGGTAATGACATTTCCATCAGATATACAAATAGGTGATAGATTTCAAATAGATGTTGAAGGTGTGTTAAGTAAAAATATTACTTTTGCAGGTGATTCGG